GCTGCATTAGCAGCGCTACCTGCCGCAGGAGTAGCAAGATTTGCCGCAGACCCAGCCAAGCCAGCGCCGCCAGCGGCTCCCAAGCCCATCATCAGACCTTCTTTCAGGCTACCGGTTGCCAAGGCTCCCAGCCCTCCAATGGTCAATCCGGTAGCAAGGGGAGTGGCTCCCAGAAAAGCTAAAGATGTACCTGCCGTTAAAGGAGCCAGCGCCGCACCAGCAATCATGGGCAGAAAACGCTTGAGATTAAAGGCTTCGGGCAGACCAGTCTGGGGGTTGACGGTCAGATTTGTGCCATTTTTACGAGCAAGCGCCTGAAGTCCACGGACTTCCTGTGGCGACATATGCACCAGCATTGTGTCGCCGTACCTGCCTTTGCTGGCTAGATGTTGAGCAGTTTGGTTCATGTTGACATTATCCTTGTTCACATTTAAACGTCAATCTTTGCTATTGGGTTAAGTCATAAAAGGACAGGGAACCCACCCCACTACCCTTGGTTGCACCGTCCACGGTGCGGACTGCCAATGTGTAGATGTCGCTCACCCCAGCAATGGTTGCCCCCAACTGCAAATCCCAGTTGTATCCGGTTGGAACGGCTGTAACGCTTGTGCCGCCGCTGCCAGTAGACGTGACATAGTCCGTCTGGGCAATAGTGCCAACACTGGAAATCGCTGTTGCTGCAACATCAAATTCAACGTTGCTGTCGCCCGGGACAGTTGCCGCCCATGTTGCGCCAGTCAGTGTCGGGTTCTTCAAAAGAGCCACTTCATAGTTCTGGCTGGTCAGAGGCAAGAACTGCGTCCGGTTGGGTAAAACTACCGATCCTGTACGCCCAGACGCCATGCGAATAGAGACGATGGGGTAAAAAGTTGCTGCGGTATCGATGTTAGTGAATGCCGTCGTGCGTCTTGCCACATGGTCAATTGACGTTTGTTCAAACCCACCCTCAGAGATTACCGAGCAGCAGATAGCCTTCATAGACGCTGCCACTGCCGCCGTTGTGCTGGTGATCTGATACCGAACCGGCAGGATAGCGGTGGTCATGTAGACTGATGTGATGTCGTTGGCATTATCAAAGGTATGGCAAACATAAAATATGCCATTGATTACAAAACCACAACGAACTGATCCAACCCCTAGCCATTCAAAATCCATCCAAAGAATCTGTGCTTTGCTGGGGTCGAGGGTCAGCCCTGACTCACCGGTTCCGTCCAGCTTGTCACCATTCCAATTTGCCTGATTGACCGTGCGAACGTCACTAGGAGTGCCGGGGGTGGGGGTAGAACTGGAGCGCAGCACAAACGAATTGGTTGACCCAGTGCGCTTGAAAAACACACCATTGCTGTCGTTAAAGTAACCAACGCTTTGCGTCAAGTTGGCGCTGGTGCTGGAGTCCATCACGAACGTGGCAAGCACCAATAAGCCCTTCCCCGGTTGATAAGGGAAGGAACGATAAGTCTGACGGGTTACAGAGCCAACGCCAGCCCCAGTAACTTCCATCTTGACTGCTGCCTCATTGGAGAGGAATGTCGTTGTGCCAGTGCCAGTCGTTGAAACATCGAACTGATTGTCGGCAGCGTATCGGTTCTGGCTGTCAAAGAGGGTGTACGGCTCACTCACCCGCAGCCTACCGAACGCATCAAGCGATGTTGGTGAGAAGGGTTCCATAAATCCGTTTACCTCATTTGTCAGTCTGTTTAAATAATCATCAAGAAGGTTGAAGTAAAGACGTAATGCACGGATCAAATCCGTTTGCTGTGTCTGATCGTAATCCTTCTTTGGGATCGGAAGGGCTGGCGCGACGAACTTTTTGATGATCATCGTTTACCATCTTTCCGTCCGTCCAGTCGCGGAAGACCCATCTGCCACATCACCCCTAGCTCATCGGAGTAAATCTTCAATCCCATCTGACGAGCGCGAGCGCGGATAAAAATCTGTTCCGTATATTGCTCAACAGGAATAGTGGTGGACAGTTCGACCAACGGCTGGTTGGCGTTCATGTAGTTAGAGCCGGGGAAGTTTCTAGGCTTAACGGTTAACAATATTTTTGGCGCTGTAGCTGTTGATCCAGAAAAGTTAATGTCCGGGATCATCCGCTTGATTAGCAAGAACTCATCCCCATCCACAATGTCAAAGTCAGAGGTGATGATGTACGAGGTCATTGGATCGCCATCCGCATCCACGCCATTTTCGTGTTGATACAGGTACTGACCATTGATGGCTTGAGGATAAACCCTAAGCGGCGAATCTAGCCATGCAGTTCTTGTCAATGTCCCGTAATACCAAATCTGCTCTGCGTAGTTGTAGATCACATACGAATCAGGAACGGTTGAGTTGCCCGTTGGATAGAACCACCAGACTTCATTCCACCGCTCGTTTGTGCCAGAGATGATCTGGTTCTTTTGTTCGTAGTTAATGTTGCTAAAAACAAGGTTCCTGAGTGTGCAAGGCAAGGTCTCTACGCGACCAGAGTACATATAGAACTTATCCTGCCCCATCCAATATGAAACGTTATTCGCAATGCTTACTGCGCGTGGGCTGGCAATTGATATGTTGTCTGCTAGTTCTTGAAATGTAAATACATCGGCAGTCCCCGTAAACTGCATCGAGTAAAGGGTTGAATCTGTGTAAACCAAAATCTCTTGTCGAGTCGGTATTGCCCTGATAATTTTAGAGCCACGAGATACGCGATAAAAACCCGCAGAAGAATTAGCAGCACCGGGAGTCCAGTTCAATGGCTCATTGATTGAAGCCCATCTGATTAACATTGGGTCAAAAGACGCTGAACCAAATTGCGTTGCTCCAAACGCACAGAGATGCCTATCGTTCTGAGAGACCATCAACTGCATCACTTGCGATGGAACATTGGCTCCAACAAATCCTGCGGCGGTTGCGGCGGTTGACATTGGAACCGCTCTGACAGAGAACGTCGCCTCGTATGACCAGTAATATGGCGCACCATTTCTGATGTTCATAACAGAGTCATTGTCGAAGTGGTCATACCACCAGTCTCTTTGATCAACGACCAAAGGCGTGATCGTACCCGTACCCCAACCTAAACGACTCCAAGCGCCAGCACTCCAGCCATAGCCATACAGGTCAACATCATTGCCAGCCAGAATAGGAAAGACCGCCGTAATTGCTGTGCCGCCACCTGTCGTTGTACTGGTCGCTGCGGTGGTTACTTGAATCTGAAAATTGTCGCTATCAACCAACGCATAGACTTGAAACTCTGCATTGAATTCTGCTTGTGGGATACCGCCAATCGGACCAACAACGCCAGAAAAGGTGACGTACTCACCTGTAGCGTTGACGCCATGAGCGGCGATGTTGACGTTGACAATTCTGGAGCCGTTTGTCGTGTCAAAGCAGTTGTTGGTCGTAGGCGATGTAAACGTTGCTCGGGCAGGGGTAAGGTCTCGTAGGTTGCCACCTACCTCTGCGTAGAGGTGATTGGTTGTGCCAATCCACAGAATGTTGTCACTATTGGAAGTGACGTAATTAAACATCTGGCGGCAGATACCATTGATTGAAACCGTTGGTTCGCTCTCCCACCCGCCAATCTTTTGAGGATAGCCTGATAGAAAGCGGATCTTTTCGGACTCGTAGTAACCACCCTCGTTGGCGTAGTTAGTGGTGTCTCGATTGACCCCCGGTTTAATTTTGACTTTGGTAAATGCCATGACGTTTAAACATTGCGCTCGAAGTGCGGGCAGTCAACCAAAGACCGGAAGTTGCCGCCCCAGCGATTCTTTGGATGTAAGGACTCCCAGAAAGCGCCAAGGGGTGCAAGCGTTGCCTTGTCCCAGATAATCTTGCCATCTTTAAAAAAATTAAGGTCGATGGCACACCGCTTCAGGTGAATCGAGTTCATGGTCTTGGAGCGCCCAGCCTTAACGTGAATAGCCTGTTGCTCTGGGGTACGAGCCAACTCACCGCCCGTTACCGTAAAGCCCTGCTCTGTAGCGTACTGAATCAGCTTGCAGGAGTCCAGAAGGAATGCTGCCTGTTCTTTTACAAGACTCATTTTTGCATCATCCCTAAAATTTTTGCACCTTTGCGAAGGTTGCAAATTGCTGGAATAACTTGCATATTTTCAAACAAATGCAAACCGCCTTTGCTGATTGGAATAATATGATCCACATGAAAATCATCGCCAAGCGACATTGAGCGATAAAAATCTCGCAGTGCGTATAACTGCCTAATTTGCGGAGATGTCTCGCCAGCAAAAAAACTCCGGCGTTTTGCATTATCCGCAAGGATTCTTGCCTTGTTGATCTGCCTATCCTTCTTCTTCCACTGCCTTACTTTGTCAGGATTTTTTGCACGATACGTCTTGTTTCTTTCCAACTTTTTTTCGTAGTGTCGTTCCGTGCTGCGTTTAATCGACGCACGATGCGCCTCTGGATTGGCGGCGCGGCGATCACGCATAATTGCAGCAATGCACGGCTTGCAGCGACCCTGCTTTCCCGTGGAGGTTCGTTTGTTAGGGCTAAACGAGTCTAAGGGCTTGGACTCTTTGCACACGTTACAAATCTTCATAGTTTGCGCTGCCGAATCTCAGTAATCTTCTCAATGCTACGCGAGCCAAAGTACGCACCGAACACCAGCATTCCCCAATTTCCTAGCAAAGTAACATATGACTCGTTAGCATTCATGCCAAACGCACTCATCATTGCAAAAAGAATCTCTCCCCCTTCTTCCT